TTATTTCATTGAAACGATTACTATCTCTCTAGCACCATGTTTAGGGTTGTAATCCTCTTTTGTATCAATGACAATTTGATCGAACAATGTATTCATTATTTGTTTTTTTTCACTTTCATCTGCATGTTTCCATAGAGAATCAATATTTTCAATTAAAAATGTAATCTCATCTGTGTTTTCAATAGCATTTTGATTTATATGTTTAAGTTCTTTTGCCAGTTTTTTCTCATTTAATCTTAAGTGCTCAGTTTTTTGAATTAATTCATCGATATCGATAATATCTTTTTCAAACATTTCTTTTTGCTTATTAATAAGTTTCTCAATGTGTTTTATTTCTCTTTCAATGTTTTCTACCTTATCAATAGAAACATCTTCGGCCTCAGTTTTATTATAAAAATTTTCAATTTTGAATTCGCTAAATACTGTAGTAACAAGATTTTTCTCTAAAATAATATGGCTTGAGCACTTTTTACCAGCCTTTTTTCCTGAACATCGATATGTCTTATATTGGCCAGATTTGTGACCAGACATTGAGTGTCCGCATCGTGCACATTTTAATATTGAGGAGAAGTAATAATTGCTTGTTTCTCTTTTGCTACCGCTGCCTTTTCTTTTCTCTAAGATATTTTGTAATTCCCAAAAGTCTTCTCGCTCAATAATCCTTGGATGTTTACCTTCAATTAATTTTTTTTCCTTTGCTTTCTTTTTATACTCTTTAATGCTCTCACTAAAAGTAAGGTATCCTGCATAAGTTGGATTATTTGCAATATCTCTTACTGAGTCAACGTGCCAGTTATTGCCTGATCTCGTTGGATATCCCTTATCGGTCAAAATTTTTGCAATACTATAGAATCCTTTTCTAGCAGCAAAGTTAAATATTTCTTTTACCACTTTTTCTTCTTTGTGATTTATAACTAATTTCTTTTCTTCAAGTTTATATCCGTAAGGGGGAGTTCCGCCTTTCCAAAGCCCTAATTTAGCTTTTTTCTCCATACCAAGTCGAACTCTCTCAGCTAGATTTTCTCGTTCCCATTGGGCTATTGCAGCAACTAAAGTAATGAAAAGACGACCCATCGCATTAGTTGTATCATACACTTCTGTTGCACTTTTAAAATTACAATTGTACTCATCTAATATTTTTAAAATACTATATAAGTCCACTACTGATCTAGTTAACCTGTCTAATCGATAAACAAGTAATACATCTATTCCGCCTTTTCTAATTTCCTCCATCATGATATTGAATTTAAGCCTATTTAGATCTTTAGCAGAATAACCATCATCGATATAAATATTTGAGATTTCCCAACCTTGAGAAAGGCAGAAAGCTTCTAATTTTTCTTGTTGTGCTGCTATTGAATAACCATGCTTTGCTTGTTCTTCAGTAGACACACGTATATATATAACTGCCTTCATTTTCTCACCTCGTTTAAGATTATTGTTTATGAAATGGGAATTATGTATTGGAAGAAAAAAATTGTGGGTAAAGTAAGTACTTGACTCTGGCCTCCAGTGAGATAAACTCACTGTTTATCCGACCAAACGAAATCGTATAAATCATCAATGTGTACATTTAGTTGATTTGAAATATTCTTTGCTGTTTTTAAAGACATAATGGTTTCATTAGTTGCATATGCATTAATCTGCTGTTTCTTCATGCCAAGTTTATCTGCCAATTCAACTTGTGATATCTTTTTGTGCACTAGGATTTCATTTAGTCGGCATTTGCCGACATCAAACACCTTCCCACCACCTTATTAAAACATTGGACTTACAGTATATAGAAATTTACCTATTATTTTTATATCATCACAATTCTCTTGACTATATTTTTGATCAGTATATCTTTCATCATATGAATACGGTTCTAAAATTATTAAATCTGTAAATTTATATACTTTTTTAAGAGTTGCAAAATGTCCATTCACTATAACTGCCGCAATTTCACCGTTTTCGACTTCTTGTTGTTTCCTAATAATAGCGTAATTTCCTGAAGGGGCAATTTTATTCATACTCTCACCATGAACAACTAACCCAAAAACCTCACTAGGATTAGCGATATCATATGATGGATAAACTTCATCGACTATATCTTCAATCGCTTCTATTGGCTGTCCAGCTGATATCTTACCAATAATAGGTATCTTAATCTCGCTTGCTTCATACGATGTATCCCTTTCGTTAAGTACCAATTCGTTAGCAATAATGCCAACTTGCATATTTTTATAAGTTGTATCAATATCAGATTTTGTAACACCAAATACTCTAGCCATTTTTTCCAGAACACCCGAACTAGGCTTTGCTCTGTAATTCATGTAATCGCTCATAGTACTTTTAGCAATTTCAATTTTTTCAGCAAGATCAGATTGAGTCATTTTATTTTCTTTAAGTAATTTCTTTATATTTCTTACAATCACTTTCTTTTGTTCCTCAATCATTAATTTCACCACCTTTAAATTATAATTTGTTATTGCATATTTACATTACCATATTACGAAAAATTCGTAAAGAATAATTTTTGTATGATTTTTTCGTATTTTGATATTGTAATTGCAGAAAATTAGTAATATCATGGAAAGCATAAGGAGGAGATAACATTGATAACTACACAATGGGCAATAAGTGAGCTTCGCGAACGAACTGGGTATAGTCAGGCAAAGTTTGCAACAGATATTCTACATGTCTCACCTAAAACACTCTGGCTATATGAACAAGATTCTTCGAATCTACCAGAAGATTTAATTAAAAAGTACATGTACCTGTTCAATTTAGCTTACGAGGACATTTTTTTTGGTCCTAAGTACGAAAAAATCGTACTAATACGAAAGGAGATTAATAGAAGAATTGAAATGTTAAAGAAAGCTGAAATTGTAGAGCAGTCCTCATGAAAGTTCAGCATATGTTTTATCAAGAGGTGATCAGAGTGAAGTTAAACATGACGGAAGAAAAACTTCTTAAATTAAAACCTATTTTTGAAAGCATCTTATCTAGGAAGTATGGAAAGGAAATAAAAATTACAGCTTTAAGATATGGACAACATATAAGTGTAGGAGATAAATAGTTTGGCAGCCAGCCAGAAATGGCTTTCTCTTTTTACCATCATTGCGAAATTTGAAGAACGAAATCAGTTCTACTTGAAGGGAGGTGAGCATAGTGGAAGAGAGCAAAAAAATAACTACTATTTCAAAAATTGTTGGCACTTTAGTTGAAAGTGAATCTAGTGCATTAGAAGCTTTAGAAGTGTTAGAAAAAGCAAAAGAAACTTTTTTAGAAAGATGTTGGCACATATCAGCAAATAAAAAAGCAGACTAAAATAGTCTGCCCAAAATATTTAACCATACATGTCAATGATTGTTGTAATGCAATTTGTCTGTAAAATCAATGGTTTGTTTCCTTCGAAATTTGTGTTTTTGAAAGCGAAAGAATGAGTTCTATATTCCATCTTATGACTTGAATCATTCCGTTCAATACCAATGAACTTGTATCTAGTTAGATTGTTCATTAACTCATTGTAGTAGTCCTTTTGCCAAGAATAACCTGAATGAGTTACTTCAATATTAGGTATTTCATTGTAAAAGGAAATATCGTCAAAGCCATCAACAATGATTTCCAAGCCATCAGAAATACAAATGTTAAGAACCATATCCATACGTATCACCTACCTTTCTAAGCAAATTGTAACAGAATTGTAATCGGATGTAGTGGATTAAATTGAGATTAATACCAAATTAAGGAGGTGAGAAAAGTGGAATGGACAGAGTCAAAAGCAAGACCTGACCTTGTGGGACAAACAGCAACGGTTACTCGCAATTTAACAATTGTGGATGCACGGGAGTACTCAACTGGAATTTCCGTGAGAGTACAGGATGAAATGGGTGATGAATACTGGACTGGATTAGATGATATTGATTTGGAAAGATAGGAGGAAGGCATAATTGAACCAATCAAAACGCTATACAGTGGTTAATCATTACAACAAGTATTACAGTTTCTTAGATCGATTACCTAGGAAGAAACTTAAATGTAAAACATGTGGTCATAAATCTTCATTTCATAGAGGGAAAATTAGATTTGCTAAAAAGTATTATGACGGGCCATTTTGTGCAAAGTGTGGAACTAAAATCAAAAAAGGGAGTTGGAATAAATGGAAATGCAGGAAGAAAGCATGAATTTTAAGATTAGTGAAATGTTCTTACAATTTGCTCTTGATATGACATTAAAAGAAAAATTTAACGCAGCCGATTGGGCTAATAAGGCGAGTAAGACATATTACAAAAGGTATGTTGCAGAAAAAAAGACCCGTTGCGCCAACAACGAGTCAGAAACATTTAATATACATTAACCAACTTCAGTTTAAATAATGTTGTAAAAAAAATCAACTGGAGGTTTAGAAAATGCCATATTTTGATTCAAAGGAGAGGACAGTATTCAGTCCACATAATCCTAAACTAGAGCCTTTCTATAGTTATCTAGATCAATATCAAAAAACATTCAGTGGTAGTAATTTCTTTGAGGAATTAATTGATACTTACGAATACCTAGATCAAGTATTTAAGGAGGAAAAATAAATGAACCAACTGCAGCAAATGGAAGTAGAAATTGATGTTAACCCTGTAAGTGACGAGGAATCGAGGTTTGAAGTAACTGATTTATCAAGTCTGACTTGGGTGTTCAAAAAGCTTAAAAAAGAAAAAGATAAAGAAAAAGAAATTAAACAGGTAGCTGCTGAACAGAGGCAGGAAATTTTAGAATGGGAACGCAGTGAGTTATCCACAATTTCTAATAGAGTTGAATTCTTTGAAAATATGATTTCTCAATATCACGCTAAACAGCTTGAGCAGGATCCGAAAGCTAAAACAATTAGCACTCCTTATGGAAAATCAAAAACGCGGAAATCAAAAGAAGCACCTGAAAAGGGTAATGAAGAAGCTATCCTGCAGCATGTCATTGAAAACGGGATGGATGATTATATAAAAAATAGTGTGAAATGGGCTGAGTTAAAGAAAACCCTCAAGATTGCAGAAGTATCCGGTGAGAAAGTTGTTGTGGATGAAAATGGACAACTAGTACCTGGTGTAACTGTTAAGCCAGAATCAATCACTTATTCTGTGGAGGTGTAATTTTGCAAATCACTAATGGCTCAGATATTAAGAAAAGTGAAAGGGCAAAAATCATCATCTATTCCAAACCAGGTGATGGTAAAACAACGGTTGCAGGACTACTGCCAGGTAAAACTTTGGTACTCGATATTGATGGTACCAGCCAAGTGTTAGAAGGATATGCAAATGTAGATGTGGCCAAGATTGATGTTGGTGATCCTCATCAAAGTATTCTAGATTTTTTTGCAATAGCAAAAGCAAATATATCAAACTATGACAATATCTTTGTGGACAACCTTACACACTATCAAAAGCTATGGTTGATGCATAGAGGTGAAAAAACCAAGAGTGGAATGCCGGAGTTAAAGGATTACGCTTTATTCGATAATCATTTGTTAAAGGTTGTTGAAACTTTCAATGGGTTAGATGCAAACATCATTTATAGTGCTTGGGAAACTACACGCAGCATTATCCATGATGATGGACAACAATATAACCAATTCATACCGGATATTCGAGATAAAATAGTCAATCACGTTATGGGTATTGTTCATGTAGTTGCTCGTCTGGTGAGAAAAACAGACGGTGCAAGAGGTTTTATTCTCGAAGGTAATCAAAGTATCTTCGCTAAAAATCATTTAGATCAGCGTATAGGCTGTATTCAAGAAGAATTAATAGTGTCATCCACAATTGAAAACACAGGGGGAAATAAATAATGTCATTCTTTAAATTTGATGAAGAAAACGCAAGTACAGGCTTTGAATTGGTTGCAGAAGGTAAATATGAAGCAGTTATTCAAAATGCGGAAGCAGGAACTACACAAGGTGGTAAGCCGAAATTACAGGTTGATTTTGAGATTCGTAGTGACGTGCCTCAGAAACATCAAGGTGCAAAAATTCTTTATAACACTTTCACTTTTGAACATGAGGTTGCAGTTAAAATTGTGAACTCATTGTTAAAATCTTGTGGGTTTGCTAATGGTCATCCATTTAAATCAGCAGATGACATGGCAAAGCAGTTGATCAATAAAAATTTAAAAATCACTGTCAAACATGAAGAGTATGAAAAAGAAGTTGATGGTGTTAAACAAAATCGTACAGCTGCTAAAGCTAAATATTATGATGCATCAGATGTAAATCCAGTAATGGAACCCGGTGCATTCACAGTAAATGATGAGGATATTCCATTTTAAAACTAAATAGAGAGGTTGGTTTTACCGACTTCTCTTTTTTATACCCAAAAACAGTGATTATACAATGGGACGCAAAGTGCAAAGGAGATAGAACGATATGGAGAAGATATATAAGCCTATTGTTCCTAAATGGGTTGGTGAAATTCTTGAAAGAGAAAGAAATCAAGATATGTTTGCTTCTCACGGACGAACAAAAAAATGGGATGAGTGGAAACGTAGATATTCACGAAAGTTAAAATATGCAAGGCTGAACGGTTGGATTACTGATAGATATTAATGCAACCTTCTGATCATTAAGTGAACTAATAAAAAATGGAGGGCGAAATGAAAGAAAATCCATACAATTTCAACGAAATCCCTGCTGAATTAAAAGCCCTTCCTCAATGGATTTTGTGGAGATCAGAGAAAAGAAATAACAAACCGACAAAGGTTCCTTATCAGGTAAATGGAGAAATGGCACAGGCTAATAATAGACGTACCTGGTCAACCTTTGCAACGGCAGTCAAATTCTATTTAGAAGGCGATTATGATGGTATAGGTTTTGTCTTTAGCAGACAGGACAACTATATAGGGGTTGATATTGATAACTGTGTTGTGGAGGGCAAACCTAATACATTTTCAACTGAAGTTATTGACACTTTAGATAGCTATACAGAATTTTCCCCATCGGGCAAAGGTGTTCACATCATTATCAAGGGAAATCTTCCACAATCTGTTTTAGGTACTGGAAGGAAAAATACTAAACATGGATTAGAGATTTATTCATATGGTCGCTATTTCAGTTTCACAGGGAATCGTGAAAATTCTAATGATGTTTATGAACGTACAGATGAACTTGCAGAAGTTTTTGAGAAGTACTTTGACGATAGTGATATTCAAGGCCGAGTGAATTTAGCAGAATTTGAGAAAGATGAAATTAAAATATCAAATGATGTTTTATGGGAAAAGATTTTTCGGAGTAAAAATGGAGATGATATTCGCTCATTGTACAACGGTAATTTAATCAATAATGATCATTCTTCAAGTGATTTAGCCCTTTGCAACCATCTAGCATTTTGGACAGGTAAATCCTCAACTCGAATGGATACCATGTTTCGTGAAACAGGTCTCATGAGGGATAAATGGGATGTTATTCATTTCAGAGATACCAATGAGACATACGGAGAAAGAACAATAGCAACAGCCATATCTTCTACCTCTACTACTATATTAGACAACAAAGAGCAATTCCAAGAATTTTCTTTTGAATTTGCTACTGGTGATGCAGATGAAGTTGTGGAGAAGAAACCAAGAAAGAAATTCCGTTTAACTGAACTTGGTAATGCCGAACGGATCGCGTATGAATATGGCCATGTTATCAAATATGTTTCAGATATGGGTTGGCTAATATGGGACGGTAAACGGTGGAAAATTGATACTAAAAAAGAAATTGAACGAATTACAGCTAAGGTACTACGTGGCTTGTATAAATCAGATGATGAAATGGAAACAAAATGGGCGCGTATGTGCGAAAGAAGAAACATTCGAATGAACAGCATTAAGGACCTCATGCCGTTGGTTCCAGGAGAGCGTGATGACTTTGACCGTCATAAATATTTACTAAATGTCGAAAACGGCATTGTAGATTTAAAAACAGGTAAGTTGCAGCAGCATGATCGTGAGTTGGGGCTAACTAAAATTACCAATATTACATTTGATAGAAATGAGAAATGTCCTGAATGGATAAGTTTCCTAGAACAGATTTTTCAAGGTGACAAGGAGCTTGTTGAATACATGCAGCGACTCATTGGATATTCTTTGACTGGTGAAATAACTGAGCAAATAATGGTATTCCTAATCGGTGGTGGCTCTAATGGTAAATCCACTTTTATCAATACTATTAAGGACCTAACAGGTGAGTATGGGAAGCAAGCTAAATCAGATACCTTCATCAAGAAAAAAGAAACTGGAGCAAATAATGATATTGCTAGGTTAGTAGGTTCGCGCTTTGTCTCAGCTATAGAAAGTGAAGATGGCGAGCAATTATCTGAAGCATTTGTTAAGCAAATAACTGGCGGGGAACCTGTACTAGCTCGATTCCTTAGACAAGAATATTTTGAGTTCATACCAGAGTTTAAAGTATTCTTTACCACTAACCATAAGCCAGTAATTAAAGGAGTAGACGAAGGTATCTGGAGGCGTATTCGATTAATCCCTTTCAACTTGCAGCTACCAAAAGAAAAAAGGGATAAAAAACTTCCTGAGAAATTGAGTCTTGAAATGTCCGGCATATTGAATTGGGCGATTGAAGGTTGCATGAAGTGGCAGCAGTCAGGATTAAATGATCCAGATATTGTGATGAAAGCAACAGGCGATTACAAAGAAGAGATGGATATTCTCGGACCATTCATATATGAATGCTGCTTCAAACAAGTAAATGTACAAATTGAAGCAAAAGAATTATATGAAGTTTATTCCAACTGGTGTTTTAAAAATGGTGAACATCAATTAAAAAATCGTGCTTTCTATCGAATTTTGGAATCGCAAGGTTTTAAAAGAGAACGAGGTAATAGAAATAAGTATTTCATCCATGGTGTTACTTTAATAGAGCGAAAAAATACTTTTATACAGCAAAAGTTACTAGAAAACGATGAAAATAGCGAAAGTGTTACTAAAAATAACACATTTAAATTCTCTTAAAAGCCTTATGTACCAAGGGTTCATCATACTTTTACTTTCGTTTTTGTTATTTTTGTTAATAAAAATATATATAACAAAAAAATATAAATATATATAAGTACTTATTAGGAGCATTAAAGCCCAAAATAGGTAACGAAAGTAACCAAGGTGCTTCAATCCCTTGGGGCTGTAAGGTTGAAAGGTGTTACTTTTTAGTAACACATGCTAATTTTAGGCGTTTTTTCGTAACACATTTAGTAGTTTTGAATAACAGAGGTGATAGATTTGCAAGTTTTAATGATTCTTAGTCAAATTTGGAAATCGGGTGCAAATATCTATCTTGATAAAGATGATGATCGTATTTCGATAAAAAACCAGAATTTAATACCTGTTGAAGTTATGAAAGCAGCGGAACAAGATTTCGTAGCAATTGATGACTGGTTTAAATCTTGGAAAAACTCAAGCGCGGAAAAAATCACGCTCATGAAAATGGTCCATCAAATATGCGGCTGGCAGCATAATGAAAAATTGAATGATTGGTTATGCGCTGAAGAGAAATCTCTTTCAATGTTCGATGACTGGATGATAGTCCTGGCTAAGAATGGCTGGAAGGACATCTATGAAGATTATCGGCAATTTGAAAATGATGAATCTAATGCAATGGCACATGAACTGTATAAGCGGGCTGTTGCATATGCGAAGAAAGGGGCATGACGATGAGGGAAATTAAATTTCGCCTTTGGTGCAAAGATTTAGAGGAAATTATTGAGGTAAATGAAGTGGGTTTCGAAAACAATAAGTTATGGTACATCGAATGCATTGACCATGATAAAGAGTTACTTTACTTTCCTGAAAAAAATGACCATGTATTAATGGAATACACCGGATTAAAAGATAAGAATGGTAAAAAAATTTACGAGGGGGACATTGTAAAGCATCTAGGAAGAATTGGGGAAATAACTTGGGAATGTGAATATAAAGCTTTAGGGTTTTATTTGAAATCTGGTGAAGACTTATTGGATGTTGTAAATCCATATTCATCCTGGGCATTAGTAATTATCGGAAATATTTATGAGAATCCAGAATTACTGGAGGAATCAAAATGATTTCTTATCATTACACAGATACAGAACTAAATAAAATCCTTAAAACACTCACGATCGTGATTGATACTCGTGAAAATGTAAATGGACATATTCTTGAGTATTTGCGTCAAAAAGAAATTCCAATTAAGAATCAGAAATTAGATACTGGCGATTATGGCTGCATGATTCCAAAAAATGAAGAGTTGGGGATAACTCGAGACATATTTTTAAAAAGCCGAGTGGAGCGTAAAGCTCACATGGATGAAATAACAGGTAATTTGCAAAAGGATACTCAAACAGCCTTTGAAAATGAATTGATTCGCTCAAAGGACATTCCATTCACATTAATTGTGGAGGACTTAAATGGATATGAAAAAATGCTTAAAGGTAAATATCGTTCAAAATATAACCCGTTAGCATTGCTTGGAAGGTTAAATACATTTAAAGCAAAATACAATTTTGAGATCGTGTACTTAGATCAAAAATATAGCGGCAATTGGATATACCACCATTTTTATTATCAAGCGAAACATTATCTTAGGACAGGCGTTTTCTAAAAACTTAGCTAAGAAAGTGGGGATAAGATGTGGATAAGTTAGAAGAAATCAAGTCATTTATAAAAGCTGGCAGGGTTAGGTTAATTCATATTAATTGGATGGTTAAAGAGATTGAAAGACTCAGAGAATTGAACCGAGCAATCAAAGAAAAGAGTCGATTCAAAAATTATTTAAATGTTGTTGAAGAAAATCTTGCTTTGGAAGAGAGCCTTAAAAAGGTTCGGGCACAAAGGGATTATTATAAAAAGCTCTACTCAACAAATACCGATATGAAGAAAGCTTTGTAGGTGATTGATATGGGAAGAGCTAGATTAGTAAACAAAGCGAAGCTGCAGCAAAGATTGAAGTATAATTTTGTACTAGAAAAATTGGAAAAGCTCGGAGTTAAAGAATCGCAGCAAGGTGTTCCCTTACACAAATTATCCTATGAAGAATTGAAATATGAATTAACTCTCGCTTCATTCCGTGAGATTGATGTCATTAATGATGAAAATAGGTGGTTCTAATGAGAAACATCAACTTTGAGGATTTACCTAAACATGAGGTATCACAAAGGTCCTTAAGGAAATTAGAGCAAGTCATGTTTGCTCAAGATGACTTTGGCATTCAAAAGTACGGTGTCCCTTTATCCCATAGTCATAAATATGATTGGTTGCAAATGTTCCTGGAAGAAATTGCTGACGGTATAAAATACATCCAATGCGAAATTGATCGTAAGGATTATATCATTCAAATGCTGCAGGCGGGATTGAGAGCTAATGACCCAAAGGAATATATAGAAATTGCTCTTAATCTGCTCACTGTGAAAGGAACAGGGAAATGAATCCAATTGATGAACTTAAAGAGATTGTTAAAACACAAAAATCAATCTCGACAAAAAAGCTTGAAGAAATAGTTTTCAAATTTGAAAAGATGTATATTGCACAAGGCAAAAGGATCCGAACTCAACAAAATAGTTTATCTCTTTTGAATGTTCGATATCAAAGAGAAAGAGAGAAGTCCTTGAAGAGAAAAGAAATGGTGGAACAATATGAAAATCTTAAAAGGCATCATCGAAATTTAACGCGAGAATACAATTTATTGATTGAAAAATATGAAGAAACAAGGGCGGTTAAGAAATGAATCTAGATACATTGTTTGCGCAGCAACAAATACTTAAAGATCGTATTGGCTATAACGGACCTGATCGTTTTGACAAATTGATTTTAGCTTTACTTGTGGAATTGGGTGAATGTGCGAATGAATGGCGCGGGTTTAAGTTTTGGAGTAAGGATCAGGAGCCGAGGACAAAAGTTCCCGTAACTGGATGGGGTGAACCTTATAAAAACCCACTCCTTGAAGAATATGTGGACGGGTTGCACTTTGTACTTGAATTAGGTTTAGAGATTAATGTAACGCCAGTTGTTTGTGACTTGTATCTAAAAGCAGATGATATTAATACCCAGTTTATAGGCTTATATCAAGCTATAACACATTTTAAAGTAACTAGAAGTAAATTAGCGTACTATTCTTTAATTGAAATCTTTGCAGGATTAGGTGAAATGCTTGGCTTTACATTGGATCAAATAGAGCAAGCGTATATAGAGAAAAATGCAGTAAATCATGAACGACAAAATACAGGATATTAATTAGGGGGACTAATCAATGGCAAAAGTACAACTTAATCAAAAAGAACAACATTACGCAGATACACGTGAGCAAGCGGAGGAAATTGTTTTAGATGCTAAAGAAAATGAGAATCTTCAAATGCACAAAATTACAGAGAAATATAACAAGTATGGTCAGTATTTCTTAATTGATCTAACTTACGCTTATCAAACTCCTAAAGAAGTAATGGAGAGTCGTCCACAAAATGATAATTTACCAGATGGACAAATGAGCATTGATGATCATGAAGGCATTGAATATAGTGTGGACGGTAATGGTGCTGTATCTGTTCCTGATGGTCAATTATCTCTTGATAATGAAGAAGATGAGGACGAGCCTAAATTACAGAGTGTTAAGTAATGGCAAAGAATAAAAGGCAGCGTAAATGGATGCTTCTCTTTCGAAAGGAAGAGGGGCAAGCTGTTTACTTATATGAACGTTTGCAAAAACATGATTTGAAACGGCGGTTAAAAGATGGCTGGAGAATTTGGTATTAACTTATTTTGTATTATGTTCACTAAATTTAGGAGGAATGAAAATGTACGAATACGAGCAGGAAGATTATTTCGAGATTGATGAAAACTTTGAATTTAATACTGGAATAAACAAATTGTTAGATGAGGAAGTTGAAAAACGTTTAGCCGAAAGGGTTAAAAACTATCAAGAGGCTATTGATCGTGATAAAAAATCACAAAAAACCATTAGTGATTTAAGGAGTGACATGCATAAATTACAACTTAATCTAGGTGCTGCTGAAAAAACATTCAAAAAGGAAGGTGCAGACGATACTTTAAGAGAGTTATTAGGCGGGTTTAAATTAGGAGATGAAGTGTGGTTTGTAAGGAGACGTTATAACCGGGTACAATGCGACACTTGCTTGGGAGATGGTAAGGTCATTGCTGAATTTAAAGGTGAGGAAATGAAAGTGCAATGTCCAAAATGTAATGGGTATGGACACAATTCAGATATTACTAAATCTGTTGAAAAAGGAATTATAAAAGAGATTGAAATGCACACTTGGGCAAATGGGAAAAAGTTTGAAGTGAAGATGTATATTGATCCAACCACATATAAACCTGGTGACACTGTTTCTGCAAGAACGGGAGAATTCTTTAAAACAGAAGAAGAGTGTGAAGCAACTTTAAAGGAGGAATGAACGTGCGTGAAGCAAGGAACGGATTAAGACCAGTAACAGCTATTTCATATCAAAAAGAATTAAAGGGTTACTTTCATTGTTTTAGTCAAGAAGGGAGCCTTGAGGAAGGTATAGGAACTTATGCAACTATCGAATTAGAAGACGGTTCCGTTCATCAAGTGGATGCTTTCCAGATGAAATTCGATGATGTTGAGGAGGGATGAACGTGCGTGAGAGAAAGATTAGGGGCTATGCAGTAGAGGAAATGGTCGGTAGCCAATGGGTTTATGGTTTTGGTGTATACGCTGTTGAGTTTGCTGAGCATTATGCAAAGGAAATCGGTAGAAAAAGAGATTGGCACTTGTATACAGAGGATGCTGGAATAGTCAGAGTTCATGAAGATTCAATTGGTGACTATATAGGCAAAAAAGACAAGGACGGTAATGAGGTTCATGAAGGGGATATTGTTACTCTTTTCTGCCAAGAAAACAAAGGTGCTTGGAATGACTTCAAAGTTACTGGGGTTGTCACTTACTTTGAACAGTTTGCTCAATTTTTGGTTAAACGTGAAAACTCACATCCTCAATTAGGGTTCGACTTATTTGAATTGTGTGACCATGAGGATTATGAATTATTGGAAATTGAAGTGATCGGCAACATTTACGAAAATCCAGAGTTAATCAACTCTTGAATTAATCAGTTTACTAGATAAGGAGGCAGGCTATGAAGCAGCTTGATCTATTTAGAGAAATAATCGTTGATAATTTCGCAGGCGGCGGCGGGGCGAGTACAGGCATTGAAATGGCAACAGGCTTATCAGTGGATATCGCAATTAATCATGATCCAGCTGCCATTGCCATGCACAAGTTAAATCATCCGGATACAGAACATTATTGCGAATCAGTTTGGGATGTAGATCCAAAATTAGCATGTCGTGGCCGTAAAGTTGGATTAGCTTGGTTCAGTCCGGATTGTACCCATCATTCAAAAGCAAAGGGTGGAAAACCAGTTAAGCAAGAAATACGAGGGCTGGCATGGATAGCCGTAAAGTGGGCGCTTGCTGTTAAACCAAGGGTAATCATGCTTGAAAACGTTGAGGAATTCAAAGATTGGGGGCCACTTGAACATGGTAAGCCAATAAAAGAATTGAAAGGTATCACTTTCAATAGTTTTGTTAAATGCCTTGAAGCATTAGGCTATGAAGTTCAATTTAGGGAGCTGCAGGCTTGTGATTACGGAGCACCAACAATTAGAAAACGGTTTTTCATGATTGCTCGTTCGGATGGTAGGCCCATTATCTGGCCAGAACCTACTCATGGTAATCCCAACAGTATATTAGTTAAACGAGGCAAGCTGGAGCCTTGGAATCCTTCCGGCGATATTATTGATTGGTCTATCGGTGTCCCTTCTATATTTGGCAGGAAAAGACCACTTGTAAAAAACACTTTAAATCGAATTGAAAGAGGCATGGAGAAATTTGTTATTAACGCAGAAGATCCTTACATTGTTCCTGAAAAGCACCAGGCAGCATTTCTAATTAGTTACTACACTGAGCAGTCTGATAAAGAAGTTAGGGGATTATCGCTTCATTCTCCTTTACACACAATTACTGCAGGCGGTAATCGATTTGGTCTTGTTACAGCCTTTCTTACAAAATATTACGGGCAGGGAGTTGGCCAAAGCTTAAAAGAGCCACTTCACACAATCACAACAAAAGATCGTTTTGGATTGGTTGCTATAAAGTCGGACGGCTATGCAATAAAAGATATCGGACTTAGAATGTTGCAACCGCATGAGCTTTTTTTAGGACAAGGATTTCCAAGTAACTACATTTACAATATCGGTAAAAAAACTGATCAGATACGGAGAGTAGGAAACAGCGTTCCGCCTCCATTTGCAGAAGCACTTGTAAGAGCGAATTTGCCAGAGTATTGCGTGGAATACAGCCGTTATAAGCCGGCTTTGGCTAATTAACACAAGAGTAATAACGATGTGCGCCCATAAGGGCTTGTAAGGATGCACTAGGTAGCACTAGTGTAGGTTAATCCCAAATGTAAACCTATCGTCATTCACCTTATCCGAAAGGGAAACCAGACGGGGAGTGTAGCATGGTGAAAAAGCCATAAGTTGGTTAGTTACCAAATCACGACTGAATGGCAAGACGAAAACTGTAAATAAGGATGAAAGCTATACTGCTTCAATGATAGCTCAAGGGCGAAAATTACTGCGTGTGATGTAAGGTAACTATCCGTCACAAGAGGAAAGGGCTTACGATGAAATGTGGCGTAAGAACGAATTGGGATTTCTTCTACCAATCACTATAAGTGCTTAAAGAGTGAATATCACATCCGAAATTACAGAAGCTTGTCCTTACTAACCTAAATGGGGATTACCTAAGTTGGAAAGCCTAACAGGGCTATAGCAGTGGTGCTTGAATATCCAATAAGGTAACGGAGTCCTCGTATTAGTCTGAGATAGGGAAAGCCTATCACATGGCGAAGGAGGACAGCTTGTCTAGTTTAATACAACAAAGGTTAATGCGTGAGGCATTAGATAATCTTTAATAAGTATTAAATACTTCCAACGGAAAGACAAGTGGAGAGCCGTATACATTGAAAGGTGTACGTACGGTTCGGAGGAGAGCGTTTGGAAACCTACCATAGCAATATGGAAAGGCGCTAGGCGCTTATCCTACAATTAAGGAGGGGTTTTAGTGAAATGCGAATACTGTACAGGCAGACCTTTATTGGAAAGAAAAAATTTAATGGTCAGTTACAGTAGTGATTATAAAGTGTTTATAAATCAGTGCAACTACTTAGAGGATAGTGTGATTGGCAACACCGTACCTCATTCATTGCATGGTGTAAAAATAAACTTTTGTCCTATGTGTGGGAGAGACTTAGGAAAACATTCTTAATGAACATTTCGAAGATTCAGCGAAACAAAATGATAGGAAAGTTAAATTTGGAATTGGATATTATGTGGAAATAACATTGTGGATTGATACCTATAGAATAAGGCAGAGGTGAATGAAAAAAGTGGTTATTCCCGCCTCATTCGAACTTAATTACTAAGTACAATAGAAACTTAGTATTGAATCCAACATTGCGTATCTCTACACCAGTCGGGGTTTACTTCACCAGCAGCAGATGCAGGAGACACAATTGCTATAGTAAGTATGGAAACTAACCCAAGTCTCACAAACCATTTTTTCATGATTTCACCCCCTTTGTATGAATCTGTAAATATTTTAACAGGAAAAGGCAATAGGGTGAATGTGAATTTGTATATTCTGAATAAATGGTTATTTATTACTATAAGGAAACAAAAGGTAGGAAGTGTTGACTAGAAAGAAAATGCGAAAGAAGGAGTGTTATTATGGATAGAACATTTTTTGTGATGATTGAAGGAAATGAACCTATTATTATAATCGTTAAAAATGATGTAAACAGACCCAAACTTTTAGACTGTCACAGCGTTTTGGAGAAATGGGTGACTGATAAAAACGACTTCAAACCCTACGATTATTGGGAAATTGATACTTGCGAAAAACACAATATTTAATGTTGCATTTCGATAAGTTTATGAAACAAAAGATAGAAATTGTTAAATAGAGGTGAAACGATGGTAATTAAGGCTGAAGATTTAGATTTTGTTCAAATAGAGGAATACAAAGATGAAAAATCAGTAACTACTGTGATATGCATTCAATTTAAAGACGGACAGATGAAGATATTTGAAATGGAAAATAGAAGATAGAAGGAATTTCCTAATTAAAAAGAGCCCATGTCGAGGCTCTTTCTAAAGGAGGATAGATTTGAATAGGATTTATATACTTTATGATATATATCCATAAGTGCTTGGACAAATTTACAAAAAGAAGAGCCCATTCCAAGGCTCTCTTAGAGGATTTATACATTAGTTGAATGTAATCTATATTTCTTACGAAATTCTTTATTAAATTGCTTGGACAGATTACCTATTTTTAAAAATAGAAAAGAGCCTTTTCAGGCTCTAATTACGTGAAACGTATCACTTGTTGTTAAGGGATTAAAGTGATGGGTGTTGGAGCATGGAATTAAAAAATTGTAGTTTTTTAGGAGATTAACCTTGCCCAACATTATTAGTATTTGAAGAGTTAAATAAATTATTCATTCTTACATTTTTTCTAAGTGAGAAAGGCTTAGAGTAAGTAACCGTTTAAATATGTAAGAATGAACTTTAAGTCAAAATGTAGTACTACCCATATTAGTTGACTTAATTTTCTTTGTTAAAAACCTTGTCTGTACGAGGCCTGTAATGAAAACAAAAAATGCAAATCCTAATTGAACATATTTCGTTTCCTTGGCATTTCTCTTAATTTTACGTGATTGGACTTGGGAAACAGTTATAGCAATAACGATTTGAATAATACTGACTATAATGATGAGCTTATTTGTATGCATGTCATTCAATTATTTCACCTACTTTTTCTTGATAAAACCGTGTACAACAACATTATTAATATGTCTTCAGAGATCAAAAAGTATACATGATATTTATTAAACTGGATAAGCAGAGAATTTCATTACAAATACAAATAGCGAAGGAGGAAAAATTCATGCTACAAGTAGGAGATTTTGTGGAAGTGGTAAAACCGTTTTATTGGTATCGGGATGAACGTTATGAAATTGGTGAAAGATTTATGTTTGAAGAACAGCATAAAGGGCATGATTTTCAGTTTTGGGTTAGAAAGGTTACAGCATAGTTCGATAATTTAGCGAAACAAATTGATAGGAGAGTTTCACTGAAATTTATGGTTCAAGCGAATTAAAAAGAGAGGAACATTAAGTCCTCTCGTTTAGCGATTATAGCTCAAAAATAAATTCTTCTCTGAATTTTCTCTTATGAACACTGTTATCATTTTTATCTATCCAGGTAACAATTACTTTTAATCTTGTAGCCTTAGTAAATAAAGGGAAGTTTGAATGGTGAAACATTGGTTCTGCTGTTTTAATACTTTCAGTAAACAATTCATATTCCGAAGTTGAACCAGGATGATCTCTATATGCCTCGACTCTAACTAGTTCTACATTGTCTTTACCAATATTATTGATGTCCAAGCTGTAAAGGTTATATAAATCTGGTTTATCCGATTTATTGCTTTGGGGATCATCATTGTCGGGTTCAGCTATTTCAACCTTCCATTGATTTGAAGAGACTGTTACAGGCAGGTTTTCTAATGTTTTCGCGAAGGTGTTAATTGAGACAGAGAACGATAGTAAAACAATAAGTGAAATTGCAATAAACTTTTTCACTACACTCACATCCTTATTTTTAAAGTTAGTGTTTTTATTATTTGTAAATTTTATACACATCACATTTTAAAGAATAAGGATATAAGAAACAAAAGGTAGGAAGTGTAAATTAGTAAAAAAAGCAACTCTATTCAGAGTTGCCGTGTAAATTAACCTTTGGAGGCTGATATAAGTCGTTGTTTCTCAGCGTCAAAAACTGCAGTTGTCATATGTTTTCCATCCTTTGAAACAGTAACAAAAACATATACTTGCCTTTGGGGATGAAATCCATCACCACTAGTTCTTGAGGAACCATATTTATCTGCTTTCTCAAACACTTTGTTTATATCTTTAAAAAATACCTTTTCGCGTATGTTTAATTCTGCATTCTGATATTCCTTGTAAAGATTTTTGTCGAGTGAATTATAAAATACGTCAACATCCATAAAGTTTTTCTCAGAGTTATCGGGATACTTATACCAAGGTTTAGCATTATTATTCTGTTCAGCAAGGGAATGATAACCACCCAAAATAAGGGATATAAGTAAAAAAGCAATAAAAGATATCTTTTTCATTTTATAGATAGCTCCTTTTTTACAAATAGCATTCCATTAAATTGAAATTTGATTCATGTAAGAAGAGAATTTTTAGGAAACACAAGATAGAGGGAGTTTATAAGTGGAACATGGATATTTAACTTGAAGAATTGGAATAATAAAACTGATATTTGGAGCACAAGCGAGAAGCTTTACCAATGACTAATATAGGAGGTTGAATTAAATTAATCATAAACATATAAAATGGATTTTTTTTGCTCTTGCTATATTGGCCATGGTGATTTGGGGAGTGTTATATATATATGATTTATTAGTAGCTTTATACGGAACAATGCTCGCTACTATTGTCTCGGTATCTTTAATAAATCTATATAAAGAATAGCATTAAAAATAAAAAAAGACAGGATTTCTCCCGTCAGAGCTAAGAAAATTATAACATTTGGGAGGGGTTCATGTGCATCAACAAATGTCATTTGTACTTCCAAAGATAGATAGAAAAGCTACTCAAGAAGCTGTGGAAGCACAATTAGAAAAGTATCGTTTATTCAAATACCTTTCCTTCGAAGAAAGAGAAGCGAGTGTAACAGCGAGCACCGAAGAACGTTTTCATGGGCCAACTAATGAGACATCCGATCAAACAGGTGATATTGCCATTTATAATGTTGAGCAAAGAAAGTTAAGAGAGGACTTCTGCAATCATGTGGAAAGAGCTGTTTCAAGGCTTCCAAAATTAGAAAGGTTTTTAATTGAAAAGAGATACATGTCTGTAGAGGCTGAATACACCTCAGATTTCCAAGTTTATTGCTTTGAATACCAACCTCCAATAAGTGCTGTAACGTACGGGAAAATACGCACCAAGGCGTTCTACAGGCTTGCGTTGAATTTGAACATTGCAGTTATCGAAAATGTATAAAAATAGTTTAAAAAAACTTTAAAAATATTAACAAAAAACTTTAAAAACTCTTTAAAACATTTGGCTTTGGACATGGTAAATTTATATTATCGAGAATAAAGCAAAGAGGCATTCCTTATGGAGTGCTTTTTGTTTTGAATAAAGAATATAAACAAAATTAAATGCGTATAACTATTTTAAAAATTACTCAGGGAGGTAGATATATGATTCCAGATAAACTGGATGCAGTCATAAGAACATATTGTGAAAGTGTGAATACAGGAAAACCTGCGGCATGTCAGCCAGTTCAAGAACGATATAAGGATATGGCAATAGATATAATTCACTCATATGGAATTTTAAGTTATACCGAACCATTATCTGATGGGTGGATAACAATATGGATGTATCGCTATACTCATATTCTTGACGTGATAAAACAGAGTCCGCAGGTTCCTAAATCACAATATGATCATTGGGTCATAGGTAAACTTTTCGGATATGATGAAAATTCTATTGAAAAGTTTTTACTTAGACACGAGTAAAATCTGTTTTATGACATTTAGGGCAAGGTGGTAAAGTGTCAGTATGGTCATCTAAGTAGATAACTGTACCACAAGATTTGCATTTGTAATTACCTTTACCTGGTTTTTCTCCTGTACTTGGCATATTATCACCTCCTAGGTTAATAGTTCGGTATACTCTGTGAAAATCCTCCTAAAAAGAAGGAAAATATCACCTTTTGTCGTATATTATATTCGAGATAAGGTGGTTGGTAAATTGAAAAAGTTCTTGGAAAAGTATCTTGAATGGATACTGATGATTTTATTAATTTTATGTATGATTATTATAATTGGCTCATTACTGTTTTTTATTTTCGATTTGGATGTATCAATAATTGCTGGACTCATCGGATTCGTTGGTACGATAATAGGAGGAATTATAACGTATTTGGGAGTAAAGTTAAGTCTAAAACATAGAGATAAAGAATTGTTTTTACAAACTGCAACTAAAAAAATGATAGAACTTGATAAAATATATCCCAAATATAAGGCAATTGCTGATGAAGCCTTTATATGTAAGTATGATATAGCTTTTAATGAAGGAACTCCTAAAAGGTTACAGTCTCTTTTAGAGAAATATATAGCTTATGCTGAAGGTGATATAGAGGTTTTATATAGTGTCATGGAATATTATGATATCCAATCATTTAAAGCATATTTAACTGAAATGAGATTCTTATCTCATAAAAATATTGAAACAACAAATTTTTCTACAAAAGAAGCAATCAAAGTAATTAATGATTGTACTAATTTATTCCTTAAGACTGAGTTTTATTTAAAAAAGAACTACGATAAATACAAAACAAAAGAAGGTGAATTTTTCTAGAGTTCTTCAAGATGCTCTTAAAGATTTGCTTGGTATGAAAAATAAATAATTATTTAAAGTCATCTCTTAACGAGGTGGCTTTTTATTATGTCAAAAGGGTGATGGTAAATGAAATGCATTAATATTATATTCCTTTCGTTCATCATAATTTTATTCAATACACAACCAGGAATAGAGAATGATCCATTAAGAACAAGAGATTGGAAGTACATGTGTTAGAGGGGGGAGGTAAATGGAATGGATGTTCAATGTGATAATTGCAATCAATTATATAATGTTAATCCAATAGATAAGAAGCATGGCAATGGAATAGTCGAGACATATTTCACTTGTCCTCTATGTAATCACCATCACTTAGTATACGTAACTAATCAAAGTATAAGGCGGCAGCAATACCAAATTAGAAAACTATATGAATCAATCCCTGTGTATGAACTAGGCACTGATTATAAAAAGGATTACCTGAAAAAATTCGAAGCTCATTTCAAAAAGATTAAAGACAAGAAAAAGAAGTTGGAAGTACAAATGAATAAATTGAAAGAGCAATTCGCATCCAGCTGATGGGTGCTATTTTTATGAGAGGGTGAGCAGTTGTGTAATGATAACTAATCATCAATACTATGACAAATACAAGCGCAATAAGAAAGCAAAGAAGTTTTATGACAGTGACCCATGGCAGAAGTGTAGGCTGCTTGCTTTACGGCGTGACTACTATCTTTGTCAATCTTGCTTAAGGAATAAGCTCATTACATTTGCTAACATAGTCCATCATATTAAATCATTGGAGGATCATCCTCATCTTGCGTTGGTATTAAATAACCTTGAAACAGTATGTGATGCATGTCATAACGCTGAACATCCTGAGAAGGGTGGAGGAAAGCCGAAGGAGAAAACAAAGGTAAGAGTCCTTGCTGTGGATGGGAACAGGGAGATAACATAGCCCCCCTACCATAGAAAAGAAAAAAATCGAATTCTCCAGACCGGGATGCTCCGTCGCTTGTAACGCGGGAAAAAAATTCATGAAAGGGGGGTAACGCATGGCAATTCCTACAGCATCGAAAATTAGAGAATATCTTGGTGAATCTTACAAAGAATCGGATGAAGAGCTAATTCAGCTTTATTTAGAGACTCATCAATTTTACAGAAGGTTAAATAAAGAAGTTAAAAATGGAAGTTTAATGTATGAACATACGAATAAGGCAGGGGCCACGAATTTAGTGAAGAACCCCCTTTCAATTGAGCTTACTAAAACTGTCCAAACCTTGAATAATCTGTTGAAATCATTGGGATTAACTCCTGCTCAAAGGAAGAAATTAAAAGATGGAAACGGCTCTGGTAATGGAGACGATGACGATGATTTCGATGAGTTCTAATCTTTTAGAAATGAATCCAGTTCAACTTGATAAGTGGTACCAGGACTGGAGAAGAAAACAGGTTCATTACGGCTTCATCCTTGTGGACTTCTCACCGCGACTTCTGACAACATGGTATGCGGAACAGGTTGTTAATCTCAAGATTAAAGCAAGTAAAAAGGTGATTTTAGCCTGTAAACGGCATCTAAATGATCTAAAAAGAGCAGGAACAGATGATTTTCCATATGTATTTGATGAAGTGAAGGGATTTAGACCAATCCAGTTTGTAGAGAAGTATTGTAAGCCATCCAAGGGTGATTATAAAAAATTAGTGCTGCAACCATGGCAGCATTTTATATTTGGCTCACTATACGGTTGGGTCCATAGAGATACTGGTGTAAGGCGCTTTCGTGAGGGCCTTATTTTTGTTGGTCGAAAAAATGGTAAAACAACCAAAATAAGCGGATTGTCTAATTTTGCAGTCTCAAAAGATAATGAAAATGGTGCAAGGGTTTATGTATTAGCAAACTCCAAACAACAAGCAGGGGAATTATTCGATGAATCTAAGGCAATGGTAGAAAGCTCTCCTAAACTCCGTAAGAGGTTTAGGACTAATCAGAAGGGTATCTTCTATGATAAGACAAAATCACGTGTAGAACCCCGTGCCTCGGATTCAGAGAAGCTAGATGGATTGAATACCCACCTTGGGATATTTGATGAGATTCACGAATTTAAAGACTATCGCTTAATAAATGTTATAAAAAAATCTCGTGGATCACGTAAGCAGCCTCTCATCCTCTACATCACAACAGCGGGCTATCAGCTGGACGGACCTTTAGTTGATTACTATGCACAAGCAGAAGAAACGCTTGAGGGTGCTGTGGATGATGAAAGAACATTTTATTATATGGCGGAGCTGGATGAAGAATCAGAGTTTGATAAGCCAGAAGAGTGGATTAAGGCTAATCCTAATATTGGCGTTTCTCTTGATTTAACGGTACTCATTGACGATTGGAAAAAAGACAAGCGCACACCGCAGGAACGTAATGACTACATTACTAAACAATTTAATTTCTTCGTCAATAATTCCAAGCAATCATTTTTAGATTATAAGACGATCCAGAAAAACAAGAAGGTTGTAGCTCTTTCTGATTTCAAAAGAAAGACATGTGTTGGGGCATTTGATTTATCGGATTCAGAAGACTTTACCAGTGCTTGCTTGGAATTTCCTATTTTAAATTCAGAAGAGGTTTTTGTCTTATCTCATTCCTGGGTGCCTGAAAAGAAAGTAAAGGAAAATAATGAAAAGATCCCATACTATGAATATGAAAAATTAGGATTATTAACCATAATACCGGGTGAATACGTAAAAAAAGAATATATCTTTGATTGGTTTGTTGAACAATCAAAAAAGTATCAAATTAAAAAGATAATGTATGATCCAGCTAAAGCATATCAGCTTGTTGAATCACTAAACTCATACGGTTTTAAAACAGAAGTAGTAAGACAAGGTTATCTTACACTTGGTCCAGCTGTGGATGATGTGAAAGAACGGTTCTTGGATGGGAATGTTATTTATAATTACCAAGAGGAAGGCAAAGATAAACCAACTATGAATAGGCTTTTCCGATGGTACGTGAATAATGTGAAAATGGTTGAGGATCGTAATAGAAATAAGCTTCCGCAAAAACAAGGTCGCTACCGTAAAATAGACGGTTTTGCGGCCTTTTTAAATTCACATGTGGAAGTGATGACATATTTCGTAAAACCACAGGGGGAAGGGAATGTGAAGTTTGTTTCTGTTAATGATTTATAGCAATTGAAAGGTGGTGATAAATTGAATTGGTTTCCTCGTTTTAAAATGGCTTTTAAAGGAGCAGCGGCAGGGTGGAAAGGTAAAGGGTTTGATTTTGTTAACTGGGCTGGTAGAACGTTTTGGGGTATAGATAATTCAAAATTAGCATCAAATGAAACTATATTTAGTGTAATCAGCAGGCTTGCTAATACCTTATCTTCGTTACCATTAAAATTATATAAAGATTATGATATTGTCATGAACAATACAGCGGATGTTCTAATTAACAGCCCTAACTCAAATATGTCAGGTTATGAATGGATTAACAAAATTGAAGTATCTAGGAATGAAACAGGAAATGGTTATGCAATTATTATGCGTGACATTCGTATGCAAGTTGAAGCTTTATGGCCGTTAGATTCTGCATATGTAACACCTTTTATAAATACTGATGATAATGAGCTGTGGTATGAGGTAAGAGGCGGCAGCACTTACTATATTCATAATATGAATATGTTTCATGTAAAGCATATAACTGGTACGAGCCGTTGGGAAGGTATTAGTCCATTGGATGTTCTAAAAAACACCTTGGAGTATGATAAGGCTGTTCAGGAATTTTCACTAACAGAAATGCAGAAAAAGGAAAGTTTTATGCTATCTTGGGAAACTAATGTAGATACTGATAAGAGGAAAGAAATTATAGAAGACTTCAGACGGTTTTATCGTGAGAATGGGGGCATTTTGTTCCAAGAACCAGGCGTTACTATAAATCAGATGGAAAAGAAGTATTTTGCTTCTGATACTCTTTCGTCTGAGAAGGTGACAAGGGTTAGGGTAGCGAATGTATTCAATGTTCCTGTGTCCTTTTTAAATGATTCTGATGGTGTGAACTTGAGTAGTAATGAGCAGATGATGATTCAATTCACACAAATGGGGCTTACTCCTATTGTTAGGCAATATGAACATGAATTCAATAGAAAGTTACTTACACCAGCTGACAGAAAAGCTGGTTTTTATTTTAAATTCAACCTTGGCGGCCTCCTAAGAGGTGATACCGCAGCAAGAACACAGTTTTACCAGGTCATGTTACGTGGTGGTGGAATGGAGCCTGATGAAGTAAGGCGATTAGAAGATTTACCTCCTAAAGGTGGAGCTGCTGCTCAACTATGGGTATCGGGCGATCTATATCCAATTGATATGGATCCAAAAGATAGAAAAGTAACTTCGAAAGGGGGTGAGGGATAGTGGGAAAAGGAAAGCAAAATAAATTCTTTGATATGAAGATGTCTGCGAATAATTCCAATTCAGCAGATATTTTTATTTATGGAGAAATTACCAAATACGCTTGGGAAGAGTATGGTGAACACTCAGCAACAACCTTTAAGAATGAATTGGATGCACTTGGAGATGATCTTGAAACTATTAATCTATACGTTAACAGTCCTGGGGGAAGCGTTTTTGAAGGGGTTACCATTCACAATATGTTGAAGCGTCACAAAGCAAGAGTTATTGCACATGTTGATGCATTAGCAGCATCAATTGCCAGTGTGATTATTATGGCAGCTGATGAAATAAGAATGCCATCTAATTCTATGCTTATGATTCATAACCCATGGACATTTGCGATAGGTAATTCAGCAGAATTACGCAAGCAAGCTGATGATTTAGATCGTATAGGTAATTCAAGTAAACAATCATACTTACAAAAAGCTGGTGACAAAATTACTGATGAAAAGCTACAAGAATTATTGGATGCTGAAACATGGTTATCCGCAGAGGAAGCTTATTCATATGGTCTGTGTGATGTTGTGGAAGATGCTAATCAAATGGCTGCATCAGTTAGTGATGATTTGTTTGCAAAATATAAGAATGTACCTAAGCATTTGAAGTTAGTAGTCAATAATAGCCAGATAGAAGATTCAGGGGAAGAAATTGCTATGAGAAAGAAAATAGCAGAAGAAGCAAAAGTAAATGCGAGTTATTTAAACACAATTTTAGGAGGAATTATTTAATGAAAACACTATTTGAATTGAAGCAGGATTTAATCACAATTGGTCAACAATTACAAAAGGTTGAAGGTGATCTTTCTCAAAAAGCCGTAGATCCGAAAGCAAGTATGGAAGATATCAAAGCATTGCAGCAATCAAAGAAAGATTTACAAATGCGTTTTGATGTAATTAAGGAACAACATGACACAATGGAAGCTGAACAGCAAGCGAAATTAGCTGCTCAAGCTACAACAAATTCAGCTGGTATTGCAAATGAAAATGACCCGAAACAAAAAGTTATCAAAGCAAAAGCCGAATTAATTAAAAACGTTATGGCAAACAAGCCTGTTTCAGGAGAGGTTTATCAAGCACTTGGAGACGATAATACAGGTGGTGGAAAATTTTTACCTAAGACAGTCTCAAATGACATTATCACAGAACCAAGCGTAAAAAATCAGTTACGCGAACTTTCTACTTTTACACAGATTACTAACTTAGAGATTCCGAAAATCAGCTTTACGCTTGATGACGATGATTTTATTGCTGATAAAGAAACTGCTAAAGAATTAAAAGCAAAAGGGGATACTGTAACCTTCGGCCGAAATAAATTCAAGGTGTTTTCTGGCTTATCCGAAACTGTATTGCTTGGGACAAATGCTAACATTGTCTCTACTGTTGAAAACGCCTTGCAATCTGGTGTAGCAGCTAAAGAAAAGAAAGTGGCATTCTCTGAATCTCCAAAAACTGGTGAAGAACATATGTCTTTTTATTCTGGTGATGTTGGAATTAAAGAAGTTACAGGTGCAGATTTATTTGAGGCTATAACTAACGCCATTGATGATTTGCATGAAGATTATCGCGATAACGCAACTATTGTAATGAGAAAAACTGATTTTACAAAAATCATTAAAGAGTTAGCAAACGGAAATACAACTCTTTATGGTGCACAACCAGAGCAAGTTCTTGGCAAGCCAGTAGTATTTATTGATGCGGCAAAAAAACCTATTGTTGGTGACTTTTCTTACTCGCATTACAACTATGATATTGCCACTACTCAATATGAGCGTGATAAAGATGTCAAAACTGGCATCGAGCAATTTGTGGTAACGGCATGGTTTGACCATAAAATCAAGTTGGCATCTGCTTTCCGTATCGCGAAGGTTGAGGAAACTCCCTAAGCAGCCCCAGCAACTATTAGCAACTAAGACAGACACTTCGGTGTCTCTGTCTTGGTCCTAAAGGAAATGGGGATTTTAAAGGAGGATTATGATGTCAACAACATACAATGTTTATCGGGACGGGGAGAAAATTGCGACAGGCCTTTCAGAGAAAAGTTTCACTGATAATGACCTAACCCCAAATACAGTATATGAATATCAAGTTAGTGCCGTTAATCAAATCGGGGAAAGTGAGTTGTCTACTTCAACGTCTGTCACAACGGATTTTAGCCAGCCAACGGAGGTTTCCGTATCTCCTGCGACGAATAACCTCACAGTTGGCGGGAAAAGGAATTTAAGTTTTTCTATCCTTCCTGACACAGCTAAACAAGAAGTTATTTGGTCTAGTAGTTCGAATGCAACAGCAACTGTCAATGCCGCGGGTGAAGTAACAGCGATTGCTCCAGGATCAGCCACTATCACTGCTAAGGCAAAAGATAAGGAAGTCATTGCTGGTACAGCTAGTGTGAGTGTTACACAGCCTGTTACCAGCGTTACGCTCAACAAAACAATTCTATCTTTAGATGTTTCTGTTAAGGAGAAGCTTACAGCTACTGTATCTCCAGCAAATGCAAGTAACAAAAACATTACTTGGTCTAGCTCTTTGGAATCTATTGCCACTGTTGGGTCTGATGGCACAGTTACTGCTGTTTCTGCAGGAGAATCTACAATTACAGTTAAAACTGCAGACGGAAATAAAACGGCTACTTGTGTAGTCACTGTGAACGAAGTTGAACCAGATCCGCCAGAAGAAGGTGAATGATATTGACTGAGACAGTGAAAGAATATTTAAGAATTGATGGAACCGAGGATGATAAGCTCCTCGGTTTTTTGATTGATTCTGCAAAAGAATATCTTACTGGAGCAGGAGTTAAAGGAACAGACTCCAAAAGATACGAGCTTGCTGTGATTATGCTAGTAACCCATTGGTATGAAAATCGAGAAGCAGTTGGAAAGGTACTAGGGAAAGTGCAGCTAGGACTACAGAGCATTATTTTACAACTGAAAGCTGAGGGGTTAAAAAGTGAGTAACCCAGCAAAGTATCGTCAAAGAATAACTTTTCAAAAGAAAGTCTCTATGAAGGATGAAGAGGGGAACAACGTAACTGATTGGCAAGATCAATTCACTGTTTGGGCCTCAATCAAAGGGTTACGCGGAAGAGATTATTTAATCGCTGGTGCTGATGCCGTAAAGATATCCACTCGAATCTATATTCGTTTCAGACTTGGTATTACCCATGATATGAGGATTCTTTTTCGTGACAAAGAAACAAAAAGATATTTCGATATCACTAATTCCAATAATGTGGAAGAAAAGAATATTGAAATAGAAATTTTAGCAAATGAGGTTGGTCTAAATGGCTAATTCATCTTTTCAATTTGATGGTATTAATGAGCACATTGAATTTTTCGATTCAATCGGTAGAGATATTGATAAGGTTGATGATCAGGCGTTAAAAGCCGGGGGCGAAGAAATAGCAAAAAGGCAGCGCAGTCTAGTAAATCGGAGCAAGAAGAACCAGGCACATATTGAAAATAACATCACAGTGACTAAAGCAAAAGAATCTGATGAAGGTAAATTTGTTAACGTTGGCCCAAATCAAAAAGTAGCATGGAGAGCCAAGTTTTTAGAATACGGGACATCTAAAATGCCTGCATATCCTTTTATAGATAAAGGTGCAGAACAGGGTGAAAATGATGCAATCAGTGCAATGGAGCAAGTTTATATGAGGGCGTTGAGCCAATGATGGAAGCGAATTTTGATGCAAAAAAGGAACTTTTATCAACCTTGGAAGGGAATCCATTACTATCTGAATGGGTAAAAGGCGGCTTTCATAACCTATTTGCGCCAGATTCAATAATTTATCCAAGAGTTATTTATCAAGAAATTAGAAATAGTGACAGTGATTATGCTGACAATGAACCACAATCAGCTATTGTGGGTTATCAGATTAGTATTTATTGCGACCAACAAACTATTTCTTCTCAAACTAAGATTGCTAAAGAAATAGATAAAACACTCAAGTCCATTGGGTATTATCGCTATGACTCACAGGACTTGTATGAAAAAGAAGATAATATTTCACACAAAGTGATGAGATATGAAAAAAAATTCATGTGAATGAGGGGATGAAGTAATTATGGGAAAAGTGATTCATGGTCTAGATATGTTTCATACTGCAATAGTAACCGAAGATAACCAAGTAGGTGTTACTTTTGGTGAAGTGGAGCCATTGTTAGGCGCAGTAAATGTATCGGTAAATCCAACTACTGAGCGTAACTCCTTTTATGCAGACAATATGTTATATGCTGTTCTGGATTCATTAGGGGATATTGATATGGATATGGAAGCGGCTGATCTTCCTTTCGAGATGCAAAAGAAAATCTTCGGTCACAAAGAAAAGAGTGGCGTACAATTTGCAAATGCTGATGATATTACAGCTGAATTAGCTGTAGGCTTCCGTGCAAAAACTTCTGGTGGCGGTTATCGTTTCTATTGGTTCTTGAAAGGAAAGCCTGAATTACTGCCTATCGAGCATCAAACAGATGAAGGGAACGTTACTCCACAAACAGCCAAGCTCAAGCTTAAATTTATGCCATTACAATATAATAAAAACTGGAAGGCACAAGCAGATAGTGCACAACTTAAGGGGTTAAATTGGTTTGAAGAGGTCATCTATGATGAATCTCAATTAACTGAAACACCCTAATCAACCCCTAAATCTAAAAACTAGCTCCAAGACAGATACAAGTGTGTCTTTGTCCTGGAGCTAGTTGAGGTTATAGGGGCTTTTAAATTTTTAAGGAGGTATTTATATGAAAAATATATCAGTTGTGCTAAGAAAAGAAGAAAAAGAAGAGCGGTTCGTTTCACCAGAATATGTACCAGGAAGTTTATTTCGAAGGGCTGCAGATGTAGCTGAACTTATCGAATCTCAATCATTATCATCTGACGATCTCGATGTACTAATTTCATTTGTATGTGATGTTTTTGATAACAAATTTACAATAGATGAATTTGAGGATGGGACAGATGCAAGAAGAATGATGGATACGATCTATGGTGTTGTCAATTTCGTATTAGGGAATATCACAGCTGCTAGTAAGCTGCTTGGAGGTAGCGAAGGTGAAAACAATAGCGATGAGGGAAAGTAACCCTGAGTGAAGCGGTCATGGATATGTACAATGCTCTTATAGATGTTGGCTTTACTCAAAATCAAATTGATGAAATGGATGTTGTATATCACTTGAAGTTGTTGGCTCAACGGAAAAAGGAAAAACAGAAAAAAGATGTCGTATTTATTGATCAAATACTCGGTTAGGGGAGGGAGATAATTTGGCAAAAGACATTAGAGTAAGGTTATATTCCAACTCAAAACAGTTTAATGGCGAAATGTCTGCTATCTCCCGTCAAATGAAGGTTGTAAAAGCTGATTTTGAGGCTAACCGGACATCTGTTACAAATTGGGGGAACCAGTTAAAGCAAGCTCAAGTAAAAGCAGATTTCCTTACACAGAAGCTGGCTTTACAAAGAACCAGAGTTAAAGAACTAGAGAAAGCATTTAATGATTCTGCAGCTAAAAAGGGTAAGGATGCAAAGGAAACTCAAAACCTTGCTATCCGATTAAAAAATGCTACAGCTGAAATGAACAAGATTAAGAATGCTATTACAGATACCAACCAAAAGATGAAACAGTTAGGCGATCAGAAGCATTCTAAGAAGTTAGAAAATGATCTAAAGAACCTTGCTTTGCAATCTAAGCTAATCGACTCACAATTTAAAGCGGCTAAGTCATCTGTAGATAATTTTGGAAATGAGTTAAAGCAAACAGGATTGCATGCGGAGCAATTAAATCAAAAAATGAAGGTTCAAAAACAAGTAGTAAGCACCCTTGAAAATGAATATAAAAGGGTTGCGAGAGCAAAAGGTAAAGACAGTCAAGAAACAAAGCAATTGGCTATTCGTTTGAATGAAGCACGCAGTAGTTTAAATGGAATGCAGAACAGCCTTAAACAAACGACTCAAAGAATGAAAGAATTAGATTCTGCTACAAAGAACAGTCGTATGAGCATGCAACAATTAGGAGACAGATTAAATACTGTTGGTTCTAATATGCGTGAAAAAGGTGCTGCGGTTGCCATATCAACTGGTATTGCTTTTGCTGCTCTTGCAGCCCCGATTAAAAAAGCTGTAGAAACAACAATGGAATTTGATTCTTCCATGTCAAAGGTTGCAGCTATATCAGGTGCAAGCGCAGGAGAACTGAAAAAACTTGATAAACAAGCTCGTGATTTAGGTGCTTCCACAGTCTTTATGTCTTCTCAAGTATCAGAAGGAATGCAGTATCTTGCTTTAGCTGGATGGAAAACTAATGATATTATGGCAGCCATGCCTGGTATGCTAGACCTTGCTGCAGCAGGTGCTTTAGATTTAGGCAGAGCAGCTGACATTACTTCTGATGTTATGTCGGCTTTTGGATTATCAGCTGAAAACGCTGGCCATGCTGCGGATGTATTTGCTTTCGCCCAAGCCAATGCGAATACAAACGTTGAACAGATGGGTGAAGCGATGACCTATCTTGCTCCTGTAGCTAATGCGCTCGGTTGGGAATTAGAGGAGTCTGCAGCTGCAACCATGTCATTAGCCAATGCTGGTGTAAAAGGCTCAATGGCAGGACAAGCCTTTGCCACTTCGTTATCAAGATTGGCTAAACCAACCTCTGCTATGAAAAAAGAAATGAAAAAGTTAGGAATGGAATTTTTTGACGCAGAAGGGAATATGAAGTCGCTCCCTAATGTTATGGCTGAAATTGAAAAAGGTACAAAAGGGATGACCAAAGAGCAAAAGTCTTCCACGTTATCAATACTATTTGGAGCCCAAGCTTACAAACACTGGGCTATTTTGCTTGAGGATGGATCAAAGAATTTAGCAAAAACAACAGAAGAACTAAAAAATGCAGATGGTGCAGCTGCTAAAATGGCTAAAACAATGATGGACAATACTAGAGGGAAAATCATTGCATTTCAATCAGCTGTGGAAGGGTTACAAATAAGTCTTGCCCGTCAACTAACACCTGAACTAGATAAGATTGTGGAAAAAGGAACTGAATTAGTTAGATGGTTTACTAGTTTAGATGAAGCCACTCAAAAGACTATTGCGAAGACTGCAGTAGTTTCAGCTGGATTATTAGGTGTAACAGCTGGTGTAGGAGCATTAGCAATGGCTATTGGTGGATTACTAATGTTTGCTGGTCCAGTAGGTCTTGCTATCACAGGTGGAATTGCGGCATTAGGAGCTCTTGGGGTTGCAACCTTTGCAGTAAAGGATCACCTTAAGAATCTTCAGAAGGAACAGAAGAAAACCAAAGAGGAGACTTTACTCTTTGGGGAAGGTGTATCTGAAGGGACTAAAAAAGCTGCAAATTCATATGTCAATTTACGCGAGAAAGCTGAATATCAACTTTTTGAGTTGACCCGAACATCTGGCAAAGAAGCAAAGAAAATGGCAGACAATCTCATAAACACTTATTCAGAAATGTCAGTTGCATTAATAAGTGAGCTTGAATCGATGAAAACAGATATGTTGGCCGTCTTAAGTAGTCTATATGAAGACACTGGAAGAAAAGCGGAAGAAATCGGTCAAAAAATGATTGACCGAATGGTCGGAGATATTGATGCCGATATTCAAAAATCAAGAGAAATGATAAAGTCCTTAAGAGAATTAAAGGAAGAAACCGGGCTCATATCGTCAGAAATGAGTGCAGATCAAAAGAAACATTTTAGTGAGATAATGGCATTCTTTGACCAGTCCACGATGCGCTTTGCGGCTAATCAAAAAGAAGCAGTTGCTATGTTTAATGCCATTCTTAGTGAGCAAGGGAACCTCAGTTATAAGCAAGCTAAGAAATATTATAAAGATATCAATGAGGTCTATAAATCAGGGCAAGCTGCTGCTAAAGAGGACTATGAATATCGTAACTCAATTATAGAGAAGAACTTTGCACAAGGATATATGGAAGCCGAAGAAAGAAATGCTTTATTGGAAAAGAGTACGGCTGATTATCAAAAATCTTTGGCGAAGAATACTGCAAGTTATGAAGATAACCTTAAAGCCCTTTATCAACAAATGTCTAAAAGTGGACAACTACTTGATCTTGAAACAGGTAAACAGTTTGAAAGACAATCAGAAATGCTTAATGGACTAAATGGATTTTATGGAAAAATCGAAGAAACTGAACAACAGTATCAAGAAAGATGGGCAAAGAAACAAATTGAGTATTTTGCCGAATTAGGCGCTAGTAAAGAAGAGGCAATGAGCCAAACACAAGAAGCCCTAGTTGGATTTTATAAAGGGATTGGTCTAACGCAATCAGAAGCCCAAGCTGAAGCTGCTAAAACTGTACGAGCTGCTCAAATGGAACTTGATGCTAACAAAGAGGTTTCTGAAAAAGCTGGTTATGGGCATGGTACCAGTTTTTATACAGGCATGGGTAGTGTGAAGGGAAATACAAAAAAATCAGCACTTGAAATTATTCAAGGAATGCAAAGTGAGTTTGCAAAGGGTAAGGATGTTACTCAATCTCATGGTAGAGACAAAGGGATGCGCCATAAAACTGGACTTGACTCAACAAAACAAATGAATGATGCAGCATCAAGAGCCTTAAGTGAAAGAGTTACTTCCACATTAGGGAAAACAACTGATGGTGGCGGCGGTAAAAAGGCTGGTTCTGAATTTGTTAAAGGTGTTAACAGTAATAAAGGACCTGCTTCTTCTGCTAGTACTTCTGTGGCTAAAACTGCTGAGAGTGGTTTAAAGAATACTAACACTTCATCAATAGGTTCTGCCTTTGTATCGGGATTTGCTGGAGCTATAAGAGTAGGTTCGGGTAGTGGTGGCTCAGTGTGGAGTGCAGCATGGAATGTAGGTAAAAGTGCTATTTCTGCTTTGAAAAAGGCTATCGATTCGAATTCACCATCTAAATTGACTGCAGAAGAAGGCGTAAACTACACAGATGGATTCGCATTAGGCATTAAAAAAAGTACAAAAACAGCTGTAAAAAGCGCGGTTGAGATGGCTAAGAAAACGCATGGTGCTTTTGATACTGAAATAAATAATCAAGCTTGGATAATTAGTTCTGCCGCAAAAGAAATCAAAGCATATAGAGGAGATAGTAGTAGTAATGATTCAAGACAAGCTGTAACCTCAACAGAAAATAATTATTATTTCACTTACCATTCTCCAAAGCCTATTGATCCATATGAATCCAGCAGACTTGCAAAACAAGCATTAAGAGAAGCAGCCCTACAAGTATAGTGAGGTGAGGAAGTGCAATCATTTAGAAAAAAAGAAAAGTTAATTATTGAAAATGACCAAGGGCAAACATTTGAAATATCAGTGTTGAGCCCTTTTTATTTGGATAATGCAGATGGGTTAGATTCAATGGAGAATGAATTCTACACCTCTATTAATTATGATACAGATGGAGAAAATATTGTAGGTTCGAGTATAAGGCCCAGAAATATAACGATAGAAGGTCGGATTAGTGAAGATAAAGAAATTAATCGTATAAAAATGATTCGCTTCTTTAATCCTAGGCGTAAATTCACATTGCAATATACAGATGGGGAAATAAGCAGATTCATTAATTTTAGAGTGGAAAAAGCACCTGTAATCTCAAAAGACACCTATCCAGTATTTGTTATCTCTCTCTTGTGTCCGAAACCATGGTGGTTTGATCGAGAAATCAAAACAGATGTTGCAACATGGGTTGGTGCTTTCTCTTTCCCGTTAATTATTCCCGAAGATACGGGGATACAAATGGGCTATAGAGAGCCTTCGGTTATTGTAAATGTCAATAATACCAGTGACAATATTTCTCCGTTACGAATAGAGTTTAGGGCAGTTGGTACCTTGATTAACCCATCTATTCTTAATGTGGAGACACGAGAATTTATAAGGATCGAAAAAGAAATGATTGCAGGAGATGTTATATCGGTTAATACAGAACGAGGTAATGAATATGTAAGATTATCTAGAAATGGCGTCACTTCTAATATTTTTAATGATCTTACGTTAGAATCTAATCCGCATTTATCTCTTGATATTGGGGATAACCTGATGAGATATGATGCAGATTCGAATGTAGATAATTTAGAGATAACCATATACTTTACTCCTCAATATGTGGGGGTTTAATGATGATATATGTATCGAATGAGAACTTTCAACGCATTGGAATGGTGGGGCGTTTTTCTTATTTGTTGTGGAGAAAAAAGTATAGTAACCATGGTGAAGCTGAACTGCATGTTGATGTTACAACAGAGAATATTAATCTACTGCAAAAAGGTAGAATCCTTTTTAGAAAAGATGATAATGAAGCAATGTTCATTTACTATCGTGGATTTAGTGAAGATGCCACTGGCAAAGACCAGCTAGTTATTAAATGTTTTTCTTTAATCAGATGGTTGGATCGTAGAGTCCTTTGGAGGATAGCAACTTATAACCATACCCCAGAGGACATTCTGAGAAATATGATTACAACAGAAATCATTTCTCCCTCTAATGTAAATAGGAAAATTTCTCAAATAAAGCTTGCCTCACGTAAAGGGTTTGGCTCACCAATTGAATTGCAAGCTTCATATGTGGATTTGTTAGATAAAATTGAAGCTATATGCAATACCTACGAGATGGGAATTAGGACAATATTTGATGGTAAAGAAGCTAAATTTGATTTGTATGAGGGAGTTAATCGTACAGTGGACCAAAGGGCAAACCCACGCATTATTTTGTCAAAGGATTTTTCAAATGTTCTCTCAAGAAAATATGAAGAGGCAGACAACGATTTGAAGAATACTGCACTCATTGGTGGAGAAGGGGAAGGGGCAAATCGGACATTAACCAGTATTGAGCAGGGTATGGGCTTGAACAGGAGAGAAGTATTTGTGGATGCCCGTGATATTTCAAATCAAACTGAAGATGATGTCCAGATTCCCGATGCAGAGTATAAAAAAATATTAAAGCAGCGAGGTTTAGAAAAACTATTAGAATTCGAAGATTTTTACTCACTTGAATGCGAGTTGGATGTGACAAAGGAAAATACAAAGTATGGCCGCGATTTCTTTCTAGGTGACATCATAACCATTCGTGATGACAAATTAGGAATCATTATGAATTCTAGAGTTGAAGAGGTTGATGAAGTGTATCAACAATCCAAAGGAATTTATGTTAGAGTCGGAAAATCCGTCCCAACATTAACGGAAAAAATGAAAAAGTTGGTGAATCGATGACATTGAGAAGTGGATTCTTTAATAGTGTAAATGGAGATCGGATTTATAAGGCTGAATCCTTTGCAGAATACTTCTCTACTTTTATTAGTAATGGAGTTTTTCCTAAACCATCCACAGGACTGCAAGTAATAGCGAATGATGATATGTCAGTGAGCTTAAGGGCTGGTAAGGGTTGGATCAAGGGGTATTACTTTTTTAACGATGCAGATTATAACTTAGTTGTGGACGTAGCTGATGGAGTATTAAAACGAATTGATCGTATCGTACTTAGATTAGACTTTTCCAACAGAATGATTGTACCCCTAGTTAAAAAAGGTTCGTTAGCATCCAGTCCAGTTGCACCATCATTACAACGTGATGCAGATGCTTATGAGCTTGGCATTGCAGATGTCCTAATCAACAATGGTACAACTAGGGTCTGGCAAGCTAATATCACTGATACAAGGCTTAATACTTCATTGTGCGGCATCGTACATGGATTAGTGAATCAAGTGGATACTACAACTATTTTTAATCAGTATTTGAATTGGTTTGAAGAGATTAAAACTTCAAATTCAGCAGATTTGGAAGCCTTTAAAGCGGCTGAAGAGCAGGAGTTTTTAGAGTGGTTCAATAGTCTGCAAATTATCCTAGAGGGTGAAGTTGCTACAAATCTAGCTAATAAGATCATCGCCTTGGAAAATGAAATAACAACTGTACAACAAACTAAAATAACAGCCGATACAGGTGCTCCTAAGAAAATTATCTCATCCAATCTAATTGAAGAAATTAAATCACTAGGAATTGGTATGCATACCTTTTATTCTCCACCTAATGTAGTTCAAGGCGTTCCATCTGTTGGACGCTCTCACAGTGGTATAGCGGTAATCAATGACTCAAGTGGAAATGGATATATAACAGCATTTGATTCAATGGGTATACGCTATTCCAATAGCATTTTAAATGGAACTCCCCAAGGTTGGTTTAGTGATAGAGTAAGATTATTTGTCACAAATAACACGAACATTATAAACCTGCCACCAGGACTTTATTATGGGCAGCGAGCTAGTGGTGCACCAGCTAATTTTGGAAATGATTACTATGAGCTTGATATTACAGAAGCGCCAAATGGGTTAAGGCATTATGAAATAACACGAAATTTTGATATGAAAACTTTTATTGGATCTCGGGATAGTGAGGAATTCAGAGGCTGGAGGGAAGTTGGTTTATTTATTCCTGGCGGGGAATCCTACTTGCCATTAAGCTTGCAAAACGGAACTCAATCGTATGGACCAACACAATTACCAGGAGTTGCAAGGGTTGGCAATTTAGTTTATTTAAGAGGGTCAGTAACCAACATTAATGCAGTGGGTAGAATCATTGCCACGTTGCCTTCTGAATTTAGACCGTCCCAAGTAACTTCTATAATTCAAAATACATCACAAATATCAAATAATGCAAGGGTGGCAAGGTGGGGAATACAAACCGACGGAACAATCAGACTTGATAATGTAACGGATAATAATATAGCGGCTAGTCATTGGTTGCCTATAGATGGATCATTTTTGGTATAGGGAGGGGAATGAGATGAGAACTTGTTATAAATATGATAAACATACTGGCGTATGGATCCCAGGAGAAGAAATTATAGTTGAATGGGGTCAAAATATTCCTGAACAGTACACTGATATTCCAGTGCCACAACCTTGTTGGAATCCTGTTTTTGATCCTATTGCGTTGATATGGATAGAAACGGCTTCAGAAGACGAAAAGAATCCTCCTGAACCACCATATATACCTACTGATTTAGATGAAATTAGATTAGCGCTAGCAGAAATGGATTTAATGCGAGTGCGAGATAAAACAGAAATGCAATTAGCGCTTGCAGAAGCTATTAATGCACTGATGGGAGCTGAATAAGATTGGTTAAAGTTTATGTGGATTTAATTAAAGTAGGTTTATGGGATATTGATAATGTTCCATCATTATGGAAAGCAGATGTACAAGCATTATTAGAGAAAGAGACAGGAGCCGAATAGGCTTTTTTATTTTGGCTTAGAAGGAGTGATCATCATTGACCATTGAACTAGGGGTACTAATTGCAATTGGGGGCTTGTTACTAAGCCTCCTTACTTTACAATTCAATAAGAGTAAAGAAACCAAGAATGATATCAAACATAATACAAGAATTGAAACTAGATTGGACCATATCGTTCAAGGTGTAGAGGATATCAAAGTTGACTTTAGAACAAACGAGAAACGAATGAATGATTTTGGAGAGCGTGTTACTCGTGTGGAGGAATCCACCAAGCAAGCCCATCGACGTATCGATCAAATTAAACGGGAGGAATCAAAATGATTAAAGATGTAGTTGCTCAAATCGTAGGTTTTTTATCAGCGATTATGCTGTTTCTAGGGACGCTAAATATCCAGTTTCAATGGCTTACAGAGTCGAGTATTAACGCATTTGGTGTAGTTTTATCAGCAGGAATATTTCTTGGTGTAAACTTGTACACCATTTATAAAAACCATTATGGATTTACGGATAAGGCTAAACAACAAAAAGCTTGGCTGGAAAAAGAAAATCTTAAATAA